GGCGGCTTTCAGACGGACAGCCGGATGAAACTGAGCCAGAAGTGGTTGGAACTGTTTGCCGGGTACGCCAACGAGGAGGAAGGGACCCTTTACAAAATTGCCCCGTTCCAAGTATCGTCCAAGTGCTGCTATTTCCTGAAAGAAAAGCCCTGCGACGACTGGGCCAAGGCGCACAACAGCGTCCCCTTCCTGGGCCTGATGGCATCGGAAGGCGGGCGGCGGGCAAAGAGTCTGCGAATCAATGGCTGCAACTACTTCGGCACTTCTACGACCAGATCAGCGCCATTCGCGATCTTCAGCCGACAGGATCTGCTGCAGCTGGCTCTGGATTTGGAAGTCCCTGTGCCGGAGATCTACGGGACCATCGAGCGAAAACCGGACGGGACGCTATACACCACCAAGGCCCAGAGGACCGGCTGCTCCATGTGCGGTTTCGGCGTACACATGGAAAAGCGGCCCCACCGGTTCGACCTGATGCGGGAACGGAATCCGAAGGAATGGGAGTTCTGGATGTACCGTTGCTGCACGGACCCGGAAACCGGGGAAAAGTTCGGCTGGGGCCGGGTGTTGGACTATATCGGGGTAGGCTGGGAGACACCACCGGGGCTGTGCCCGGGACAGATGTCGCTGTTTGAGGAGGAATCATGAAACAGACGGATCTTTTCGAAAAGATCATCGTTGACAACTTCGCCGGAGGCGGCGGTGCATCGACAGGAATTGAGCTGGCTTGTGGCAGACCTGTGACCATTGCCATCAACCATGACCCGGACGCAATTCTCCTGCATCGGACAAACCACCCCTATACGGAGCATCTGCAAGCATCTGTTTGGGATGTTGACCCGGAGCAAGTTGTCCGGGGGCGGAAAGTGGGGCTTGCCTGGTTCAGCCCAGACTGCAAGCACTTTTCCAAGGCCAAGGGTGCGGCCCTCGTTGACCGGAATATCCGGGGCCTTGCCTGGATCGTCCTGCGGTGGGCGGGAACGGTGCGGCCAGACGTGATCTTGCTGGAAAACGTGGAGGAATTCGTCACCTGGGGGCCGGTGCGGAAGGGAAAGCCCGTAAAAAGCAAGGCTGGGCAGACCTTCCGGAAATGGAAACAGCAGCTGGAAGACCTGGGGTACACCGTGGAATACCGGGTGTTGGTGGCGGCAGATTATGGCGCGCCAACCACCCGGAAGCGGTTTGTGCTGGCGGCCCGGTGCGACGGCAGGCCCATTGTCTGGCCGGAGCGGACCCATGCGCCCCGGAACAGTCCGGAGGTCAAGGCCGGGAAGCTGAAGCCCTGGCGGAGTGCGGCGGAAATCATAGACTGGAGCATTCCGGGGTATTCGATTTTTCGGAGCAAGGAGGAAATCAAGCAGAAATATGGGGTGACGGTGGTGCGACCGCTGGCTGAGAACACGCTGCGGCGGGTGATCCGGGGTGTGGACAAGTTCACGCTGAGAAGTGGAGAACCGTTCTTAGTGCCTACCGGATATGGAGAGAGAAATGGACAGGCTCCAAGGGTTCATGATATCAATGAACCGGTGCCAACGGTTGTGGGAGCGGGAAAGCATCAACTGGCAGACCCACTGCTGGCACCATTTACGGCGACAAATACCAGCAACAGTGTTGGAGCACCGGCTTGTGACCCGGTACATACTGTGACAACCGCCGGGAACCAGATGCTAATAACTTCGCATCTGGTCGAGTGCAACCATTCAGGCGGTGGTCATATCGCTGACGCACGTGAACCATACAAGACTATTACAGCGAAGCACACGGGCGGCATTGTAGCAGCGAATCTGATTCAGTACCACACGGAGCAAACAGAAAATGTTCGGGCGAATGGGCTGGAAAAGCCGATCAACACCGTGGATGCCTCCAACCGGTACGGATTCGTGAGTGCGAACCTGGTGGAGTATTACACGGGCGGCAGGCCGCTGGACATATCTGCCCCCATGCACACGGTAACGAGCCACGACCGGGAGGCGCTGGTGGCGGCCCAGATTGCGGAGTTCAAGGGGCAGGACATCGGGCAGGATTGCCGGAAGCCTCTGCGGACCGTTACGGCAGGCGGCGGGGAGTTCGGTATTGTGCGGGCCACGCTGAACTGGACCGGCGGCATGGGGTACTGGCCCAAGGTGCGGGCACTGCTGAACCGATTCTGCGGGTACGACCTGGGGGACAATGAATGCCTGGTGCTGATGATCGGCGGCGTGGGGTACTACATAGCGGACATTACGCTGCGGATGTTGACGCCGAGGGAACTGTACAACGCCATGGGGTTTCCGCCGGACTACCAGATTGAACGGGACTATCTGGGGAACGCCTACCCGAAATCAAAGCAGGTGGCACGGTGCGGGAATGCGGTGTGTCCGCCTATGGCAGAGGCCATGGTGCGGGCCAACCTGCCGGAATGGTGCGGAGAGAAAATCACCACCATGGAGCGGCTGGGGGAGGTGCAGACGGCGTGAAAATAGCCCGGGTGTTTCCGACGAAAACGTCCATGTCCCCAACTGACCCGTTGGCTTTCTTCGGGCCGCCAACGCTGGACGCCATGGCGGCGGAGCCGGAGGCGGTACATATCAGCGTGACGTTTTCCTGGGATTTTCAAAGGGCCGATGACCTGTACTACCAGTGGGAAATGCTGGGTGTGCCGGTGGAGGTTGGCGGGCCAGCGTTTGGGGACCATATGAGCGAGAGCTTTACGCCGGGGCTGTATCTCCGTGAGGGAATGACCATTACGAGCCGAGGCTGCCCGAAGGACTGCTGGTTCTGTGACGTTGGCAAGTGCGCACGGGGTCGGGTGATTGAGCTGCCGGTGCAGGACGGCTGGAATGTTCTGGACGACAACATTCTGGCAACCAGTGATGAGCATTTTCGTGAGGTCACGAAAATGCTGCGGCGGCAAAAGCGGCCAGCAGTGTTCAGCGGCGGGCTGGAACCGGAGTATATGACACCCTGGAAAGCCGAGCAGCTTATGTCCATCAAGCCCAAGCGGATGTATACGGCCTATGACACCATGGACGACTACGAGCACTTGCGGGCCATGGCCGGGATGCTGGCGGATGCGGGCTACTCCTGGAAATCCCATGGGGTGCATTGCTATTTCCTGTGTGGGTATGACGGTGACGGCTTTACCGCCGCCGAAAAACGTGCGGAGCAGATCATGGGGCTGGGATTTTTGCCTTTTGCGATGCTCTACAGAGACGAATCGGGGCAGAGGAATTCCGAATGGATGAAATTCCAGAGAGAATGGGCCAATGCCGTGATTGTTGCCCGGAAGTTTGCGGACTTCTGGGCCGGAAAAGGAGGCTGAGCGCTGGGATGAAAGTAACTGTGCCGGATATGGAGAGTCAGTTTCGGGTGGTGGCCTGCGGGAACTGCGGGTGCGCCGGAGTGGGGTACCAGCAGGAAGAGAGCAAGGAGCACCGGTGGCGGGTGAAGTGCCCGGGGTGCGGGCAGAGCACGCCATGGTTCAAGGCAAAGCACGACGCGCAGATGGACTGGAACGGGAGGTTTGGAATCAGGACGCATGGGTGGAGTACGGTTTACGGAAGAGTGGGTACGGGAGTACCGGAAGAAACGGGAAGCGGAGAGCAGGAACAGCGCTGAAGCCGGTGCCGCCCCTCATCAGTCTCGCTACGCGAGCCAGCTTCCCCCAGGGGAAGCCATTAGGGACGTAACTGCGGAGAGACTAGGGGACGGGGGCGGTGGCACCCCTCATCAGTCACGGCGTTCCGCCGAGCCAGCTTCAAATTATGGTATAGTTGCCACCGGCAGCTATGGGAGATCAGATTCGCTGCGCGACGCACCGCAGAATTGTGGGATAGCTGCCACTGGCAGCTATATTCCGTTAGATTCGCTGCGCGACGCACCGCCCCCAGGGGAAGGCTTTAGGGGGGCGAAGTATGGGAATGAGAAGGTCTGCCGGGGCGGGAAGCGGTTTGACAGCAAGCACGAGGCGGCGGTTTATGAAGAGCTGCGGCTGCGGTGCATGGCGGGGGAATACCTGGGGCTGGGGCTCCAGGTGGCGTTTTACCTGCCCGGGGGGATCAAGTATCTGGCGGACTTTGTGGCGATCACGAAGGGCGGCGGGATCGAGGTTATGGACGCCAAAAGCGAGGCAACCAGGCGGGACAAGGTTTACAGGCTGAAAAAGAGGCTGATGAAGGAGTGCCTGGGGCTGGAGATTCGAGAGGTTTGATGTTTTGGCGGACGCCTCCGGTGGGGGCTGGTTCGGCCCATCCGCTGGGTGCCTCCGGCGGCGGTTTTCTTGCTTCTGCAAGAAAATCGATAAGAAGCAGCCTCAAGGGGGCGCTGACCGCTGCTTGCTCCCGCCGCAGAGCCGCCCCCCTTGAGAATCCTCCCGGCGCGCCATTACGGACCAAGGAAAAATGTTTCGGCTGGGTATTACGAAGGATTTTGAGCGGTGCGATTGCTACCGGCAATCGATTCATTAGATTCGCTGCGCGACGCACCGCCCCCCTCTGGACTTCCCCCGGCGCGCTTTTACGGCAGCTGGGGGGAATGTTTCGGCTGGGATTCAGAAGATTATTAACGGAAGGATATGGATA